CACCATTTATAATGTTAATGCTACTTTAATAGGAAATACTATTTTTTGGCCCGGACAAAGAATATTTATTAATCCTCATCTTCTGGGTACAAGTGTTGGTAGGCCCCAGGATGCAGGCAGCTACGCACATATTCTTGGTCTAGGTGGATATTATGTTATTTCTAATGTAAGTTGTTTTATAGAGAGTGGTAAATTTGAAACAAGCATTAAGGCTATTTGGGAAACCTCAGGAACAAGCCGAGGTGTGGCAATTAACAAAATAGAAAGCTATTTGGAAAATAGTGTCCCTGGCAGCGAAGCAGATTTGGATTTTTCTGAATATCTAACCCCTTCTGTCCCACGCATTACACAAGATGCGACTGAAGGCTTTGATGGTTTTATCAGCGACATCAGAGAATACAACAGGGAAGCACTGGAGTAACTTTTTTAATGGAAAGACAAACAAACATTCCCCTAGAAGGATCCAATGAAGATAAATCTTTAGATATTTTCAATAATCGTCTTGCATATGCAATTTATGCGATTCCGGAAAAAGAAAAATATCCTACTGTCCGATCTTTCTGGGATTTTGAAAGTATTTTTTATGGAAGAGTTGATCAAAATTACACTTCGATTGTCCCGAAACAAGACAAAACGGTAGAAATAGAAAGCAACTTATATTTGATGGATTTTGTAGCAGACGCCTATCGAGAAATGAAAGCGGAATTCAAACATGCTGTACAAAATGGTCGAATTCCAGAACAAACGCCACATTTCTCAGATTTTAAAGCCACAAGTGCCTTAGTTAATCCCACAACAAGATATGACCAGATATATAATACAATTTTGAATACAATTGTAAGAACTGTCATTGGAGATCCCACATTAAGCAAGAGATCTCTAACATTTCGGGGATTTTACAGCGTATTTCGTGATTTGATAAAGGTTACAGCAAAAACATATCCTGTGTGCGTTTCTGACTATATGACAAGCAAGCAAACTTATCTTCCCAACACTGGGCTTTCTTTTGAAATTGCTTCTTTATTAGATTCGGAAGACTCTGAAAAAATTAATTTCCTTGACTCAATTTGTTTTGATTATTACAGCGGGGTAGCCGCTAAATATGGATTTTATATTGATGAAAATGCCCCATGGAGATTGGTAGCAAATCTTTCATCTGAGCCAATGCAAGGGTTTATGACAGCCAGAAATGGTACTTCTTCGATCTCATCTTATTTCTTATCTTATACCACTGCCGCATATACATATGACTATATGTCCTTGCGTAATATGTGTGTAGAAGCCTACAAACAAATAGTTTTAGCGAAGCCTTCTTATTTAGAAGTAACGGCAAAGGGCGACGGAAGTTATTGTACATTTCGAACAAACAGGGAACAATTAGATTCGAATCAAATAGAAAAATTTGTACCAATTGCTGAATGGATTAATCTATATACCAATGTTAAAAATATATTTAAAGACAACTATTTTGATATGTCAACCATCAATCAAATTATTGAGAGAGCACTTACGATTTTAGAATTAAATACACTAGAAGACTGCTTGAGATACATCGATCGATACTTCAATGACTATGAGTCCATCGAGGGGTCATTAAATTATAATTTACAAAAACAATATCTTAAAAATTCTCAAATATCACTTGACAACTTCAATGAATATGTTAAGTTAATTACGAAACAATTTAATCACCGAGACTATTAGGAGTATTTTGCTTTTTCAGGCACTTGATAACAAAAGAGATTGTGTAGGTGTTGTCGTCGACGGAGAACTTCATTCTCAGTTCGAAAATCTAGATTTAACACACACATGGGAACACTCCTCATTTCTCCAGGGTAAAGACATTCAATATGCACGCCTATATTGCGAAGGTCAAAGCTTATTAGAAGCATGCCCAGAGCACCTAGAAGACACACTGAGTGCGTTGCTAACACGCATGCGAGGCTTTATTCGTTCTCTTACTCAAACTCGCATAGACCTCAATAAACACTGCTTTTATGACTTGGTTCCGCTGGAGTTTTTATTACAATTTTGTGCGATTAAAGATGCTATTTGCGAACATGTATTTATGAATTATCAAAAGCCAGGTAATTATGGCTTCTTGAGTGACTTATCCTATGTTCTGGGAGAGATAGGTGTTCGTAAATTGAATATTGATCTTTCCGAACTAACTCCTGCCGAAATGGCGGAGACTAAAAATAGAAAATTTATTAAAAATATCCAATCTGGTAGATTTTCCAAATATTGTGATTTTGATATTTTCGGAACAAGAACTGGAAGGCTAACAACCAAAAAAGGATCCTTTCCGATATTAACAATGCACAGGGGTCTTCGAAAAACTATAAAACCTACGAACGATTTTTTTGTAGAAGTTGATTATAATGCGGCTGAATTACGTGTCTTGCTTGCTCTCGCAGGAAAGGAACAACCAGAGATTGATATTCATGAATGGAATGCGAAGAATGTTTACAGAGGATTAGTAACTCGCGAGGAAGCAAAAAAGAGAATCTTCGCTTGGCTATACAACCCAGACAGCAAAGACCACTTATCTTCCCGCGCATATGAAAGAGACTCAGTGAGACAAAAGTACTCCACTCAGGGCCAAGTGACAACCTTTTGGTCCAGAGTCATCCCATCAGACGAGTTTCATGCGATGTCATATATCATCCAATCAACTACCTCTGATCTATTTCTACGACAAATGATTAAAGTTAATAATTTCCTACAAGATAAGAAGAGTCACATCGCCTTTCCTATTCATGATGCTCTCGTAATTGACTTTAAGGCTGAGGAGGCAGATATTATTCCAGAGATTATTAATATTTTTTCTGATACTGAATTAGGCAGGTTCAAAGTAGGTTCTTCCGCAGGTAAGAACTTTTTTGATATGAAACCCTTGACAAGATACAACAAATAGGATATATTATAATTATGAATATTGTAGGACTAGGAAAAGCAGGCGTAGCCATTGCTAAAGAATTTGAGAAATATCCTCAGTATACCACATATAAGCTTGATGTGGGATTGAGTAAGGGTACCAGGCGTAAATCTTTTCCAGTCATCACATCATATGAAGAGGCAGAGGAGAAAACACCAAAACTTACAAGATTCTTTTCTAAAATGGATAATGAAGAAACACTTTTTGTTGTCGCCGGCGCCGGAAAAATTTCCTGTGCATGCCTTTCCGTTATGTCATATATTAATAACAAGAAAAATCTTTCCGTTATGTACATCCAGCCAGATCTGGAATCACTTTCTGGGAAACAACTTATGGCAGAAAGGTTAGTGAGGGCTGTTCTGCAAGAGTATGCTCGCAGTGGTGCATTAAAGAGGGTATATATGGTTTCTAATAATGAAGTAGAAAAAGCACTTGGCGGAGTTCCCATTGTTGGATATTATGATACACTAAATACAACGATTGTTCATACTATGCATATGCTAAACGTTTTTAGGCACACTCCCTCTATTCATGGAAATTTAGATGAACCCAAGAATACTTCTCGCATTTCAACGATTGGGTTCTCCGAGGATACAAAAAAACAAGAAAAAATGTTTTTTTCCCTTGACAACGTGTCGGAAATAAGTTATATTTATTCTGTTAATAAAGAAAGGCTTCAAACAAATCAAAATTTACTAACCGAAATAAGGAAAGAAATCAAAAAGAAGAAAGCACAACAAGACGTTCAAATAATTTCTTATGAGGTACATTCAACAGATTATGAAAAAGACTTAAAATACATTTTGAAACATACACCAAACATTCAATTAAACAATTAAACAATAAAGGAAAATAATAAATGGCACTAGATCTTAGTAAAATTAAAGCTCGTTTGAGCGATGTAAACAGCAAAGGAAATGGGGGTAATAATCGTAATGTCTTCTGGCGTCCTCAAGACGGCAACCAAGACATTCGAATTGTTCCAACTTCTGATGGCGATCCCTTTAAGGATTACCATTTTCACTATAATCTTGGTCCGGACAATCGCGGAGGCGTTTTATGTCCTAACCGAAATTTTGGTGAACAATGCCCAATTTGTGAATTTAAGGACCAACTCTGGAAGGAATATAACAGAACACAAGATTCCGACACCTTTCAGATGGCTAAGGATTTGACCGCTCGTCAAAGATTCTTTGCTCCGGTTCTAGTTCGTGGAGAGGAATCAGAAGGTATTCGTATTTGGGGATTTGGTAAGGAGGCATACACTTCTTTGCTTCAACTAGTTCTCAATGAAGAGTACGGTGATATTACCGATGTAGAGGACGGAACCGACCTAACTCTCCAATACGGCAAGCCACCAGGAGCACAATTCCCCAAAACAACACTAACTCCGCGCCGCCGCACAAGTCCGTTATGTGATGATCGTGTAGGAGGAGAGGAGCGCTGTAATGAATTGATGGAAAATATTCCAGATTTTGATAGTGTTTTTCAACGCCGGACTCCTGAAGACATGGAAGAAATCTTCAATCGATTTGTCTCCAGTCTAGAAGGAAACACGGCGGTGGAAAGTGAAGATCTTGAGGTTGAGTCAACAACCAATGTTGTTGATAAGGCATTCAGCGATCTTGTCGGGTAGTTATTACCCAAACTACAGGGAGGCATGGGTTTTTGGATGCCTCGCTCTGTCATAAGACAGGGTTAATAAAGGAGTAAAACCATGGGAGCCATGGAAATGTTAAAGAAGTCATCGGGAGTTATGCGTGACCTCACTGAAGCAGGTATTTCACTACTTGGTCTTGGTGTTGTCGCTCAGATTCTCTTTGGCGCAACTGTTCCCTTCCTCAAGGTTGACGTTGTAGGTTCAATTGTGGATCTAACAAATCAGCTTGGTAGCGAGGGTCTTGTTGGCCTTGTGGCTGTTGGCGTGCTAGCGCATGTTTTAACACGCAAGGAGTAGGATAAGAGTCTGCCCGAAGGGTATACTTTAACGAACCGCTGGCAGACCGGGCAAAGTCTGCCGCTTTTTTATATAGGATAGCAGATGGCAAAAACAAAAGAACAAAAAGCAGGGAAACTTTCCGCCGCTGATTTAAGAGCAAAGCTTAATAAGAAGGCTGGGCTCAATATCGCACACAATCTTCAGGAAGATAATCCAACGGAGGTAAAGGCGTGGATTCCAACTGGCTCTCGCTGGCTAGATTCTATTATTTGTAGGGGCAAGTTAGCAGGTATTCCCGTTGGTAAAGTATGTGAAATTGCAGGACTGGAAGCCACAGGCAAATCCTATATGGCATGCCAAATTGCAGCCAATGCCCAGAAGATGGGAATGCGAGTGGCATATTTTGATTCGGAGTCAGCCATCAGTCCGGATTTTCTGGAAGACGCCGGTATTGATGTTAGTGAACTACTATATATTCAGGCAACATCGGTAGAGCAAGTATTGGAAAGTATCGAGGAATTGTTGGGAACAGGAGAGCAATTTCTTTTCATTTGGGACTCGCTAGCTCTAACACCAGCAATCAGTGATGTCGAAGGAGATTTTAACCCTCAGTCTTCTATGGCTGTGAAGGCTCGCATTCTTGCCAAAGGCATGTCTAAGTTGACAGTTCCAATCGCAAACTCTCAATCAAC